GGCTCCAGCCGCTTCAGGCCCAAATACGATACCCGAACAATGTCGCCCGCGTCTACATTTATCGCAGAATCCAGCGTCAATTCCAAGTTTCCGCCCGAGGGCGCCGTGCTCGTTATCTCCCGAGGTTGCCACGTCCCGGCCGGGCTTTCTACCGCGATGTGGGTGCGGTCGGCCGCGTGGGCCTCGTAGTCGTCTGTTTCAACCGTGAGGACGGTCGTGACCGCTCCGGTATCCACAACGCGCATATCGTTATCGAAGGACGGCATCCAGAACTGACGCCACCTCCCCGCCCGGCGGTGGAGGAATTCCCTGAACTCGAACACCTCCTGCGGAGTCGAGAGTTGCCACCGGAAAGGTCGGCTCACGCGGGAGTAGGTCCACGGGCTCCGGTAGGCGACAATGCCGAGTTGTTCGTCAACCGTATCCACCCGCTTCGTGATCTTGTCCGAAAAGGAGGAGCCCGCGAACAGGCCCTCATCATAATAGATGTCGTCGGCCAGGTATTGCGTAGGCGTCGAGGGCACGAGGCTGATATTGTCTTCGAGTTCGAACGCCACCTTGTAGTCGCCATTGTAACTGTTCGTGATCCGGGTCGGAGTTCCGACGATGTGGCCGATGCGTACCGGGAGGAGCCACGGTGTCGTGAAGGCGCCGGAGGTGGTCCCGTCGAGGGTTAGCGAGCCGGGCGAGCCGGGAGTCACCGTTGCTACTTCCACAATCTCCCAATCGCTGGGCGAGGACCATAGCAGGGCCAACGAAGCCGTCCTGAAGTCGTAGTACGTCGTATTACATACAATGCTCCCAGCACCGCCACTTACGTTGGCGATTCGTTGGGCTTCCGTCCACTGGGGTACCGCCCAGAGGGAGGCCCGCTCACCGTACAGGATATTGAACCCGCGCTGATACTCGGCCTGCGTCGCCGGAAACACCATGTCGAATCGGCGCCGGGGCGAGTTCCGGACTTGAAGCCGCTCCTCGGTTCCGTTGAAGCTGATCATCACATCCGTTTTCCACGCCAGCTGCTCGTTGAGCGGGGCGGAGGCGGCCAGCGGGAGGAGTTGAACGGCTCCGTATAGGGTGGTTGTTACGGCGGCCATCTAGCCCTCCGCCAGGACGGAGCGCATGGAGTCGGAGTTCTGGCGAATCACGTTCATCAGGACTTGCTCCCCTTCGGAGGTGCTCAGGAAGTCGCCCACGAGGGCCGGGTCGAGGACGTTCACGATACGTGGGGCGGCGGCTGCGGCGGCCGGTGCTCCGGCTGCGTCGCCTTTGCCCTCCGCCCGGTTCTGGGTAGGCGTGCGCACGCTGACCGTCTCGCCCGGGGTAGCCCGGAAGGAGACTTGTTGAGAATCGGTACCGCCCGTGCCACCCACGGCGAAGTCTCCCCCGAAGGCAAAGCCGGGCGTCTTGGCCGAAGCAATCTTGGCGACGTTCGCGGCGGCCTGAGCGCCGACGGCGGCCGCGAGGGCGAAGTTGACCGGAGGCGGGGCCGAGCCCAGGGCCTTCTGAACGGCCACCACTCCGTCGATTGTCGCGGTGGTTACGGCGGCGGCCTTACCGATGGCGGCCAGCTTCGAATTCTCGGAGCCCGCGAGGCCCGCGAGGGCGCCAAAGAAGCTCTGTGCGTTCTGGAGTTGCTTCGCGTTCAGTTCGGCGTTCGCTTTCAACTTCAGCTGCGTCGCGGTCTGCTCGCTGATCAGGTCCGCCTCGCGGAGTTCGTCAATGCGCAGGTAGGTGTCGTTGTATTGCTGGACCCACGCCTCCTGCGCCTCGATAGTCCCCTCAAGGAGGGTCGAGTTTTGCTCCACGAGGAAAGCCGTGGCCTGACCTTGGGTGATGAGCCCTTCGGCCATTAGCTGATTGATGGCTTGGAGTTGCGTGGTAAAGTCCTGCTGCGTCCCGAGGGTGGACTGGAGTATCGCGTCCCGGGCCGCGCTGAGTTTCGTCTCCTCCGCTAGCAAGACAAGTTTCTCACGTAGCTGGGCCAACTCGGCTTCGCCCAGGATCACGCCTTGGGTGACGAGGTCATCCGAGATTGCCCGGAGTTGGTTGGATACCTCGCGGGCGTCGGAGGTCTGCCCAAGCAGTTCCATCTCCCGTTCGAGTTCCCGGTTGACCGCGCCCAGAGGATCGAGCGCATCCCGGAGTTGCTCCGTCATCAACGCCTGAATCTCGGCCCGGCGTTCGAGGGAAATGACCCCGGCGGCCATCGCCGCGTCGAGGAGGGCGGTGCCCTCCGTGAATTCTTTTTGGGCCGCAAACACTTTGTCGTAGCTGCTGATCAGTGACTCAAGTTCCTTCTTCTGGGCCGCGCTGAAGGTTGCCCCGCCGCTACTATCCCCGCCGAGGTCCACGGGCTTGTTGGCGGATTGGGCCTTGGCTATCCGGACCGTGCCGAGTTCGGCCGCCCGGGCGGTCAGGTCGTCGAGGAAGCCCACCGCGAGGTTCGAGGACTCGAAGCCCTCCGAGAAAGCCGCGCCCACGTCCGTCCCGAGTTGGGCGGCCGCTCCGGCGGACTCGTTGGTGATGCCTTCGAAGTCGATGGGCTTGATGGCGCCCAAGCCGAAGAAGTCGGTGACCGTGCTCAGGGCGGCCGACATCTTGTTAACAAAATCGGTGATCTGGCGGAGGAGGGCGTTGATGGACTGCGTGAAAAGGTCGCCCAGGACCGCCGGGAGCGATTTGAAGAGGACAACCACGGCGTCAATCGCTCCGCGCCAGAAGCCCACGTATGCGTCCACACCCCGCGCTACAACCCGGAGGATACCGATGACCGAAAAGTCCACCGAGTCGAAGAAGGCGCGAACGGTCGCCGCGAGCGGGCCAAACGTCGCCTCGGCCGCTGCTGCTATCCCGTTGAAGGCCCGGCTCGCGGACTCGCCGAGGGCGCGCATCAGGTCGCCGAGGGTCGTCACGCCGTCAATCCCGAGGTCGATTTCATCCTTGAACAAGATCAGCGCCGCGACGGCGGAGGTCAGGGCAATAGCGAGGAAGCCAATGGGGTTCGCCGCTATCGCCGCCGTGAGGCCCTGGACCGAAGCCGTCAACACGTTTACAATCGCGGCTCCGCCCTTGATCACCAAGAAGCCGGTGGCGGTCGCCAACAACGCCTTGAGCACGGTGTCGAGGTTGGCCGCCACCGAGAGGAGGGCGCCGGATAGGGCCCGGCTGAAGCCGGTGGCCGCGTCCATCGCCCCGGCCCATTGAATTACATTGTTCTGGAGGACTTGGAAGGACTGACTGATGGTCGGGATAGTCCGGCCGAAGCGTTCTTCCAACTCGCCCCGGGCGGCCTTGAAGGCGTCCAGGATGACGTTGGCGGTGATCTTCCCTTCCTCGCCGAGGGTCCGGAGTTCGCCCCGGGTGATGCCGAGGCGTTTGGCGATAACGTCCGCCACCGCCGGGAGTTGTTCGAGGACAGACCGGAGTTCATCACCGCGTAGGGTTCCCGAGGCCATACCCTGCGACAACTGGATCAAGCCCGCTTGGGCCTCGGTAGCGGAGGCGCCGGACAAGATAATGGCTTGGTTCAGGGACTTCGTGAAGGTCAGGAGTTCGCGTTGCGACACGCCGAGGTCCTTGGCGCTGATAGCGAGCCGGGCGTACAACTCCACGGAGCCTTCGAGGGATGACCGGGTGTCGTTCGATACTTCCAGAAGTTCCTTGAACACCGCCGTGAGAGTGTTACCCTCAAGGCCGGTCGCTCGCAATCGGTTCTGGAGATTCGTGTACGTGTCCACCAGTCGGATAACTTCCCGGGCGGATAGGGCGGCGCCGAGCGATACCAACGCCCGCTTGAGGAAGTCTACGCCCCCGGCGGACTTCTTCGCGGTGGTGCCTATCTGGTCGAGGTTCCGTTTGACTACACGGGAGCCCTTCTCGGATACGATGATATCAATGCGTTCAGTGGCCACTTACTTCTTCCCGCCATCTACTATTCGGCCCGATTGTACCGCACTTGCCGCCTCAAGGATACTCTCCTCGACAAAATTGGCCGGAGCCTGACGGCTTGACCCATCGTTTAGCTCGCCAATGTACTCTAGGTTGTTGGTGATATGTATCTCGGTCCCGGGCTTGTACCCACTGATGACGGCTTGACCTTGGTCGATAGCCGCCTGGGCGTTCTTGTCTCCGCCGCCGCCGGGAGAATACGCCTGGATCACTTTCGAGGAGGGCGAGTTGAGCGCCACTATCCAGTTCGAGCGGGCCCGGCCGGTATCCACCGGGGTGGCGAGGACAACCGCCTGATCCGCCACAATCGCTACCTTGCGCACGAGTCGGTCGGCGCCCTCTGTTACCTTGTTGGCGCGAATCCGAATGCGCCTATTGAAATCATGTAGCGTTGCCACGGGTCCTGTTCCGGCTCCATTCCAGATACTTGTGGTCCAGATTCTGAACCATATACACGAAGTCCTCTTGCTGCTCCCCGTCGATACCCTTGTACAAACAATACTCAAGTATGCTCATCAGCGAGATAGGCCCGAGGCCCATCCCCATCTGACGGCTGGAGGTTAGATCGAGAAAGCCCGAGTAATAAAGTTCAAGCCCAAGAAACAACTCTGGGGCGGTCCGGATACGGTCCGGAAGCGGCATGTTGAACTTCCGGCACTGCTCAATGATCTTGCCCTCTACTGGGCCTTGCTCGAATCCGTAGCAGAGGACTTCCCAGAGTTTCCCAGGTCCGTCTCCCTCACTTCTTCGCGGAATAGGGTGGCGTTGGTGGACTGCTCGCGGAGGTCGGTGAATAGGTCCGGGAGGTCCTCGAATACTTTTAACACGTTCGGCTTCGTGAACTTCATGTCTTTGCCGTCCGGGCCTTGGACGTTCTCCCAATCCAGAACAACCTTGTCGGCGAATACGTCCTTGTAGAGGCGGTCGGCAACTTTGTCCTCTAGCATCCCCGTCTGGATTTGCTTCCGGTAGGGCTTCGTGGCCTTCTCCAGCGCCTTGCTGAAGTCGGTATTCTTACCGCCCGCCCGGGCGATTTTGATGCGGATGGGCTTGTCTCCGTCGGTCGTACCGTACTCAATCCAAATGCCCTCCTTTTCCAGGGCGCCGTCGGTCTTGAACAAACTATAAATATTCATGTTTATCTATCTCCGTTTATGTAATCAGGACGGAGGGCCGTGGAGCCCTCCGTTGATCCGATTATACGTCTGCTGCGTCGGGTAAGTATGGAAATTCATTAAACAACAAGGTGTGGTTGTTCTCGCCTTCGGCCGCGTCGAGCGACAACGGGAGGGTAATGGGCTGATCCTGCTCCACGTTCAACCGTCCCTCGCCCAAGGCAATCAGCGGAACATCAAAGATGATCCCGGCGTTATCCTTCACCAGCGCGAAGTCGAGGGTGATGTCCGAGTTGTTCCGGACCGCCGCAACCGCCGTAGTGTCGGCGAAGTAGGCCGTGACGGAGCCGTTGACGCTGAATTGTCCGGCGGATACGTCGAAGGCTCCGAGGACGGAGATGGCCTTGTTGGGCTGAATATTGTTGTTGATAGTCAGCGTCAACTCGGTAAGGAAGGCAAACAGCGCCGTGGTGTTAGTAGTTCCGGCGGTATCCACAATGTTCATCTTGATCCGGGAAAAGTCCGAGGAGGTGTTGAAGGCCGGGTTGTCGATCAGGGCCGGACGGGAGCCCGACTTGACACCGACGGTGCCGGTGCGTTGCTCGTTGTCCGTCGCTACGAAGCCCAGATCAACCGTGACCTTATCGGCCTGGCGGATTTGGAGGCTCAACTCATTCGGCACGGCTCCCACGAGGTATTCAGATTGGGTGCCCACCCCGT